CGGGCATTGGTTGCCTGTTCGGCGGGGGTCATCTTCGGTTCACGCAAGTTCTGAAGCTCAATCTGGCTTTTTTGCAGCTCAGTCTGGTACTTCGGATCGCTTTGCTGGAGTTTCTGCTTCAGGATGAGATTATCCGCGTCCTGTTGGCGCTGGTATTCCTCCATCAGCATTTGCTGACCCATCTCCTGCGTGTATGGGTTCTGCAGAAGGGCTGCGATCTGTGCCCGCCTGTTAGGCTGTGCCTGGGCGAGCATCTGCGGCGCCTGCTGCTGACCCGGAACGGGAGACCCCATGATGCTTTGCTGCTGCGGGACACTCGCGACCTGCGGAGCGCTTGCGATTGTCGTCGGGGGCGGCAATGCGGGCGCGGCCAGCGTCGGGCCTTGCATCGGAGCGCGCGCCGGCATACCAACTGAAGGGTCAAGGCTTGCCACTTGGGGACCGGTTCCCAGCGCGTTTGAGAACTTTTGCGTATAGTCTCCGACGCTTGTGCCGAGCGAGTCCTTTCGATCAAGCTTGCCAACGCCGCCAGGGCCAGCGAACCACGCCTGCGCAGCGCCTTCGGGGCCATATTGCGAGACGTATCCGCCAAATTTCTTATCGAAAATAGCGTCCTGAAGCTTCGGATCTGCAAGGAACTCGTCAGGCGTTACCGCACGACCAAGCGCTTCCTGAGACCACGGACCAATATTAGATTCCATGATCTGGTACCGACCAAGCGCGCGGCCCATCTTCGGGTGCGTCGGGCCAACAGCGGAATAGCCGCCACTTCCGTCACTCTCGATTGAGGCTATTGCATCACGATATGACGGGTTACCCGGCGCAGTATTGGAGATTTCGTTTGCCGCGCCGGGGGATGGGATGGGGGCTTGACCGGACGGGGCAGCATCCCCGAGCAATGTCTTTGTCAGGAGCGCGTTAGCGTTCGCACGGTTCGCCTTGTCGTCACTATTGGCACGAGCTTCTTCATAGCCGCCGACGAGAGCCTGAGCCACCTTCGCCGCGCCCTGCCAAGGGCTGGTGATGCGCTCGTTCTCCTGAGACTTGGCAAGAAGCTCGAGCGCCATGCGCCGGCGGCGCTCGATGTCCTGCGGGGTCTGGCCCTGTTTGTCGGCGAATACGGCATCAAGAATGGCCATCAAACGCCCCCGATCGTCGAGTAGTTGACCTGATAGAATTCACCGTTCTTGCGCACGGCCGCCGGCATGACATCGGCAACTTCATGAGCCATCACACCGCGCTCACGGTTCCCGAAGATGTCGTATTCGTAGACCCCGATGCCCAGCGGATGCGTCCCGACCCGTTCGACATTGCTCTTCAGCCTTGCATCGGAGAACATCCAGCCTCCGAGCGGCTTTGCAAAGGCGCCAGCAAGGCCGAACAAGCCGGACATCTTCCCTGAGTAGGCGTCCATGTCTGCCTTGTATTTGTTGTTCACCAACCCGGTATAATCCACACCGTTTACGCCTGGCTGCGGCGTATTTGTGAATTGAGGCGTGGAGACTTGTCCACCGGACATGAGCGCGGAAATCTCATTGATCGGCTGGTTGCGCTCGGCAAGCGCTTCCTGCACGGACTGACCCCGGCCGCTCAACAGAAGCTGGTTGTAGGCATCGTTCGTCTGCTGGTCTACGGCGGTCATGGCTCTGGTATATGCCTCTGTGCCTGGCCGCACACCCTTGTTGAGCAGTTCAGTCTCGGTCGCCTTCTTCCGCTGCTCAACCATGGGATCAAGACGAGCGCGGCCAAGCTCCATCAGCCGGCTTTCGGTTGCCTCGTTCGACAGATCCACCGGCTCGGAAAGAACGCCGCTCAGCCGATCGGTTTGACCGATCGCGAGGTTGTTCATCTTCGACCCGAGCTGGGTCTGCTGGTCGTAAAGCTGCTTCTGCTCGGGAGACAAGGTCTGCGTCGCCGTGAAGCGCGGCGTCCCGTCCGACCACGTCCCGCTCTGGGTATACGTCAGGTTCCCCTCTGGCGTCACCTGATTGGTAGCGTTCAAGCCATACTGCGCGACCGCAGTATCCTTGTTCATCTGCGCTTGAGCGTTTGCCGTCTTGACTGGATCTGGCGCCTTCGGTGCTGACATCAGCCTTCCTTCCAATAGCCGTTCAGGATCGCTTCATTCCGGAGAAGACTGAAAACAAGTCCGTCCTCATCACCGTAAAAAAGCCGAGCGACACCTTCGAATTTGAATTTGAACTTTGGCGCCATCTTCCTCACCCGCTTGTTCGAGCGGCGCGTTGTCACCGAAAGGCGCTGACAGCCAAGCTCACGAAACACGATATCGCCCAGCATGTCCCAAGAATCCCGCGCCACGCAGCCGCGGCCGGCAAGCGAAAGCTCGATCCCGTGACCGGAATAATTTGTCAGGACAAAGCCGCCGACCAACCGACCTTCAGGCGTGATGACGCCAAGGGTGCGGGTGACATCGCTATATTGATCGCCGGTCAAGCCAGAGACATAGGCGGAAACGATCGCATCCTCGCCCAGCAGGAACTTCATATGAATTCGCCAGTTTCCAGGGTGAGATTGAAGCCGTTGATCTGAACGACAGAGGGGCGCGTTGAATCCTGGTCTTGCGGGACATCGACGCGGATCTTCAGCGCGGCATTCTGCCCAAGGGCCGCCGTAGACAGCCAGTCCGTCAGGGTGAATTGCCCTCTTGACCAGACATCACGCCCCCAGATCATCGTCCCCCAGAGCGAGCCGTTGGTCACGCCTTGCGTGGAAAGGTAGGAATAGGTCGTCGTGTCCTTGAAATCGACATCGATCAGGAAGTTGACAGCGACCGCGTAATTGGTCGTCACGAGCGGCTGAACCATCGTCCAGCGCTTCTTTGCCCCGCGGTTGCCGTAATATTGGAACGATGTCTTCATGATCGCCGTGAAGGCGCCGGTATAGTCCGCGCCGGTCACGTCAGCCTCGTAGACCACGCCGTCATTGCCACCGAAGAACAACCGGTCGTCCATCACGGCCCAGCAATTGGCGTTCTGTCCGATGAAGCGGCACCATGCGCCCGTCAGCGTATTCATGACATACTGATGCTGCGTGACGTTCTCGACCAAGGGAACGTTGATGATCGCCATGTTCCCTTTGGGATAGCTCGTCAGTTCCCAGCCGAATGCATCTCCATAGGCGCGGGTTGCGTCGTTCATTGCGCGCTGGATGTTTTTCGTGATCGCCACGCGCTCAACAGCCCCGCGATCAAGGGAAAGCGCGGTTGAGAGTGGATAGCAGCCATCAATGCTGATTATCGCCAGGTCAGAGCCGACCTTCCGGAAGCAGCGGCGACCGAGGGGAGCGCCGAGATCGAATACCCCGATCAGCTCCCATGTTGCGGCGTTATCAGGATCAGTGCCGGCATAGATGATGATCTGGCCCCGAGAGGTCGCGAACACCGCATAGTCATCCGGGCCGGACCCTGCATCGCGTGACCATGTGCCCATCGCCATGACATAGCCGCCTCGTGACATGAGACCGCCAAGCTCGAACTCGGTTGCAGCGCCGCCGATCGCGTCAACGTCCAGATAGGCGACCTTCGTGCTTTCGACGAGGCACATCCAAATCCTGTTCTTGTGGATATTGACGTTGACCACGTCTTGCGGGGTAATCCCGGTGATTGCCGGCGTCAGAGCAAATACGGAACCGTCATAGGTAAACGGCAGGTCGGCGCCATTGCAGCACCACGCATATTGGCCGCCTGTCCCGACGAAATTGACGTACTGGATGCGGCTGTTCGACAGGCCAGTGATTGTCGCGTCAGGCGTTGGCCCGACAGAGCCGGAAGCCGTCGTTTCGTAGATGTCGCCGCCGGCAATCGCGAATTGCTTGGAACCAGTGGCCCCGCTGTAAACGATGATCGTTTCAACCGGGTCAGTGACGCCGGTCGGACGATGCCTTGTAAAGCCGTTGCGAAGCTCAACGTATTCCGCCTGCGGGAACCAGTTATCAAGCTGGATCGCCCGCTTCGGCGACATTTCCGCCAATGGAGATGTCGTATCCCATCCCTCGACGGGGGCAGGCATCGAAGCGCCCTTGGCGACCCTGCGCCGCTGAGATCCGGAGGAAATCGGCTGCAGCATCAGAGGTTCCAGCTTCCGTCCTGGACGCCAGGATAGCGCGGGCGCCCGTAATTGACCTGCTGGGTGAAGTTGAGGGTCCGCTTCGAACCGTCACGGGCCAGAGCCTGCGAGACCTGAAG